TTTTTACCCGAGAAAAATCTGGTACAGGGAAGGAAAAGGGGTCGACGCCCAGTATCCAGCCGTTCGTGTCTTGGATATCGCATCTCACGTCGAGGAGCTTTTGCTGATTATCGATGCCTTCAAACAATTCGGAGACGAAGAGACGACCCTACCTACATGGATGATCGGGCAGATGGTCAATAACGAGACCGCGCAAGCCACTTCCGGCCGGATGGCCACCATTACGATCTCAATCAAGGATGTTGTGAAGAATTTTGACGCCTTTACGGAGAAAGTTATCCGAGACCTGTACGCCTGGAACATGGAATTCAACCCGAGAACAGACATAAAAGGTGACTATGGCGTAAAAGCAAGGGGCGTTTCGTCTCTGGTGATGAAGGAAATCCGGATGCAGGCTATGAACCAGCTCGCAACGACCATGACGCCCGAAGATTGGGTCTATGTCGATCGCAGGGACTTCCTGAAAGAGCGATTCAAGGCTCATGACATCAATATTACGATCAAATCCGAGGAAGAAGCAGACCAGATCAGGAAACAGCAGGAACAGTCCACACAGATGCAACTTGCGATTGAAATGCAGAAGGCGGAAATTGCTTACAAGAAGTCCCAGACGATGGCCCAACTCACAAAGGCCAAGGAAAAGAATGTTTTGGCCAATAAAGAGGCACAAACACCCATCGAACAACCTGCGGGAGACGACCCGAGGCTTACCGAAGGTGAGCTCGCGCTCCAACAGACCGACAAAATGGGCAAAGAGGCAGAAAATCGGCGCCAGGAAGAGGCCCACGCCCTCAAAATGGCCCATGCCGACGAAGCGCACACTGTCAAAAAGGCCATTGACACCACAAAAGCCGCCCAGGACATCGCAATCAAGGGAAAACAGACCGAAGCACAGCTTGAAGCTGAAAAAGAGACAAGGACGCATGACATGAAGATGAAGGAACACCTTGTTAAGGCTTCTGCGGAGGCAAAAAAGACCGCCGCGAAGCAAAAACCGGCCAAATCAAAGAAAAAGGAGTGATCATGTTCGCTAATAGACCTCCGGCATGTCTGTTGCCGCTAACGAAGTTCACGACAATACCAGAAATGTGCAGGGAGATTAAGGTCGAGGGCGCCGCTATCGAAGTAGGAGTATGGAAAGGCGGTTTAGCTGTTTATTTGGCCGAATCGATGCCTGAAAGAAAACTTTATCTGGCCGATACCTACAAAGGTATCCCATATATTGAACCGGATGAAGGTGGCTGCCACCAGGTCGGGTCTTTCAGTGATACCTCTGCCGATTCAGTACGTGCAATTTTTGCACATCTGCCGAATGTGGTGATTCTTGAAGGGATATTCCCGGATGCCTTCAGGGAGCTGCTGGATAAAGAGGTTTTTGCCGTTGTCCACCTTGACGTGGATGTTTACAGGTCTTATAAAGAGGCACTTGAGTTCATTTACCCGCGAACGGTCGAGGGTGGACTCATTATGTTGGATGATTACGAAATAACCGCGGCTCCTGGCTGTAAAAAGGCCTGTGACGAATTCATGCTTACCGTTCCGGAGGAGATACTTAAATTAGATGATCAGTATTATTTCATAAAGGGTGGTGAACATTTTTGGAGGGATGATTTATGATACTCACAGGAGACAGGGAGAGGATGGAGGCCATCATCGATGTTAGTGCTTTGCGGCTGGAGCCGGCCGGAGTGAAGTTAGTAAGATTACTTGAGTTACTCATTGAAGACATGCGGAAACAGAACGACACCGTAAGTAAGGACGGATTGGAAAGAAATCAAGGCAAAATCGCCGGTTGGGAGCAGTTGAAAGAGTATGTAACGAAGGGTCTGCCCGGCCCGAAACTGGGCGAAAGACCGAAACCAGCGGGAACTTATTAAAATTTTCTTGACAGAATTGTAACTTTATGAAACAATACGATTCAACAAATATAGCACCGGCTCTAAAGGATAAGGATAACGAGGTTTTCCTGTCCATGGAGGCCAAGGTTATTATGTCGAAGGAGGAAGTCATTGAGATACTAAAAACGCTGGAGGGTTTGAAGCGGAAGTTACAACCGTTCGTAAAATCTTAACGGCTTAGATCTCATTCAGCAAACGAGATGAAAGGCATCCTGGAGAAATCCATGGGTGCCTTTTTGTTTTTTACCACTTTTTAGAAAGGAGCATGGTTATGACAGTCGAAAATCTCGATGACAGAGGGGTGTCGGGAATCAATGAGTTTGACGATGCGTTTGACAAGGCGGCGGAAACCGGAGAAAAGGCTGAGTTAAGTCCAGCCGATGACCCGAAAAACGTACCGGCAGGGGAAGAGAAGCCTGTGGAAACACCAGCAGAACCTCCACCCGAAGAACCGGCAAAACCAGCCGAAACACCTCCCGCAGACCAGCAACCGGGGGAATCAGATGAGAAGTATGAACAACGCTATAAAACTCTTCAAGGGATCCACCGCAAGGACAAGGAGCTCTGGGAGGCCGAAAAGGCGCAACTTCTCACCCAAGTCGAAGAACTCAAAAAACCTGTCGAAAAACCACCTGAAAAACCGGAAACAACCGACCTCGGCAACCTTTACGACTCCCTTAGCGAAGAAGACAAGGCAGCCCTGAAGGACTATGACGAGGAATTTGACACGGTTTCCAAGATGGAAGGCAAGAAACGAGACGCTGCCTTCAAAGCCCTGGAAAAGAAATTCGATGCGTTCAAGGCGGAACTTGTCGCCCAGATCGCACCGGCGACAGCTCTTGTCCAGGAAAACAAGGTCGTTCAGGAAAAGAAAGTCGAGGAAGATCACTTCAGTTCAATCCGTAAAGGTCATCCTGATTTCGAGAAATACCGGGATGATGGATCCATCCTCAAATGGATCGAGGAAAAGCCGAAGTATCTACAGAAGAGTATGCTTGAAACCTACTCAAAGGGCGCGGCAGAAGATGTTGTCGAGCTTATCGGTGATTTCAAGCGTGAAAATAACATTGAACCCCCAGAGGAATCGTCAAACGTAGTCCAGATAGACGCGAAAAAAGCGGAGCGCAAACAGGCTTTTACGGCTGTGAAGACGCGACGTGGTGCGGTAAACGCAGGAATGTCTGTGGCAACGGACTTCGATGGCGCTTTCGATGAGGCCCTAAATAAGCAAGGAGGCTAACAATGGCCATGACAACCTACGGCGATATCACGCCCAGGACTGCAGCTTATGTCGCAGTCGACCTACTCAAAAGAGCAATGCCCTATCTCTGTCTGGAGAAATTCGGCCAGAGCAAATCATTGCCGGCAAACAAAACACAGGCGATCAAGTTCAGACGCTACAATTCACTCGGACTCCGGACCACGGCCTTGACGGAAGGCGTGACCCCGACCAGCGAGAAAATGACTGCCACGGATATCACGGCAACCCTGCACCAGTATGGTGGACTCGTGGAAATCACGGACATCATCCAGGACACCCATGAAGATCCCGTCCTGCAGGAAGCCATCGCGGTTTCCGGTGAGCAGGCTGCAAAGACCGTGGAAACGCTCCGATACAACATCCTGAAAGCATGTACGAATGTGTTCTATGCGAATTCAGTTGCCGGCCGTGATTCAATCGTTGCGACCATCGCAAGGGCGGACCAGAGAAAGATCGTTCGCGCTCTCGAACGCCAGGAAGCACAGCACATCACCTCGATTGTAAAATCCACACCTTCGTTCAACACGGAATCGATCCTGCCGGCATTTGTAGGGATTACACATGTCGACCTTACCTCTGACATCAGGGGCCTGACGGGGTTCACTTCCGTTGCAGACTATGGGAAGATCAGCGCATGGGAAACCGAAATCGGTGCCTGCGAAGATGTAAGATATCTCAAATCGACCATCTTCACGCCTTATGAGGATGCAGGAAGCACCCACGGCGCGATGATCTCCACCACCGGCACCAGCGCGGACGTTTACCCGGTGATGTATTTCGGGAAGGATGCGTACGGTATCATCGCCCTGAAGGGCAAGTTCGCGATTACCCCGATTGTCATCAACCCCGTTCCCTCGAAGTCTGACCCGTTGGGCCAGAGAGGGTCCGTATCGTGGAAAACCATGCAGACCACGGTTATTTTAAATGATGCCTGGATGGCGGTGTTGGAGTGCGCCGCGACAGATTAAATTGGTGCTTTTTTATTACAGTCTGACGCTATGGTAGGGCCAAGGCTGTAAGTGATACAAGCGCCTCGCTCATCCTAACCGAGGCGCCAGTTGGCTTAAAAGTTTAGGACGACACTACCCAGACTCTTTTAGGAGGAACTATTATGGCTTACAAGAAATTCGATGAAGCAACGAAAACGGTGGAGCAGGCTCCGCGTAAGGTGTACAACGCTTTTCCGCAGGAAGCAATCCGGAGGGCGTTACAGAGCGTTTTGAACCGGGTATATGACGGCGACTTCGGCACGGCGGGAACGACTGCAGCCGCAAGGGCAACCGCCCTCAAGACAAACCTCGGAACCAAAGGCGGGGCAAGCATGGCCGTCATTGGCGGCCCCAATGCGGTTATCATCAACGGGAGAGCCGGAACTCGGGCGTCTTGCGGGACCACCACACTTCCTGCTGGAACCCAGGGAACCAACTGCTACGTCAAATACCTGGTCTATGGTGCATTCGGGTCGAGCGGTGCAATCGTCGCGGGGAACGAAAGTGCGACCTCCACGGGCGCCTACCTTCCGGATTTGCCGGACGGAAATGTCGCTTTGGGGTATTTCGAGTGGCTGACACCTGCAGCAAAGACGTTCAACAGGGATGCGAACAGTGTAGTCGGAGCGACTACGGCTGGAACGGCAACGTGGGTGGAGCTCGTCCACATGCCTCTCTATGAAACCTAAATAACCGGGGCGGGAAACCGCCCCATCATTAAATCTGTGGAGGGATTTATGGCACAACAGAAGACAGATCAGGAAAGACACCCGGAAAAGTATTTTTCAAGTCCCGAAGGACATCCGAGGGACCGTATCATTATCAATGAGAACCCCGAGCTACCCAAGGAGGGTATTTTTGTGTCTCTCAACGGTTTTGCCTTTTTGGCAAAAGCAGGGGTTGAAATCGATCTCCCCCGTCCTGTAAGGAAGATGCTGGATACCCGCATCAAGACCGAAACAATCCAGGGCGATGATGGAAAAGACTACCATCGTGATATCCGCAGAATCACCTATCAGCTCGTCAAGGAGGACGTTACGGGTATTCTTGCGGAGAAGGCAGTGGGTGGATAAATGAACGGTAGGGAGCTTGTCTACGCCTTGCGTGAGAGCAGGTTGGATGATTTGAAGCCCCCTTATCTTTGGTCGGAAACGGAACTTCTGCGGTTTTTGAATTATGCAGAGGTTCAGGCATGCAGACGGGCACACCTGTTAATTGACTGGACAACAGCCAATGATTCGGGGACAGCCGGCACGGCCGGTACCCTTGGACAGAAGCCATTATGTGTACTGACGGTTGCGGCCAATACGGCTACATATCATCTCAGTCCGAAAGTTTTACAGATAAAGCGGTGTCAGTTGAGGTCCATGACCTATCCGCTAACAGGCCCCGTATCCTATCCTTTGCTGGATGAATATCAGTCTGGGTGGTGGGGCACAAGCGGAACGGTTGGTTTATCAGGCCAGGATGGGACCAAGGCAACCGGGTCGCTTACTTCACTTCTTGCCGATGTTGCAGCGGGCGACACGGTAACTATCGATACAAAGGTCTATACATTCAGGGCGGCATTATCTCTTGAAGGAGAGGTTTTAATTGGCGCTGATGTATTTGAAACCCTTGACCATCTAAAAAAGGCGATAAACCATACTGGCGTACCGAACACAGATTATAAGTGTGCGGTGCAACATCCAACCGTATCAGCGACTACGCTGACCAATACGGCTACGCAGTCGGCATTGACCGTTGAAGCTCGGACAGCCGGTGTTATCGGAAATCTAATCGCGCTAGAACGGACCGGGACGGCCTTGACTCCAAGCGGAGTCGTATTATCCGGTGGGGTTGATAACTCAGGCTATCCTACCTACTTTATCAACGAGCCGGTGAACACGATAACTTTTGTCCCGGCGCCGCCTTCGATTGACACCGCCTATCTCGTCATTTCGAGAATCCCGCTTTTACCGTTCACGCTCCAGACCTCACCCGAAGTGGAGGAGAAATACCACGAAGGGCTCATGGACTGGGCGGCCCATCTTGCTTTCATGAAGCCGGATGCAGAGACCATAAACCTCAATTTGGCTCAGATCTACGAGCAGAAATTTACACAGCAGTTTGGCACGCTCCCTGACGCTTATTCAGAGAAGATGAGAAAGACGCTTTCTCAGAGAGAACGGATGAGATCGCGGGAGTTTGGTTCATAGGACAGGATGAAATGAATAAAAGTTACGTTTACATATTTGTTGACCACAATACGGGGAAACCTGTTTATGTTGGAAAAGGAACCAGGGACAGGGATGCCCAACACGTAAGGAATGCTAAAAATGGGTCAACTACGCATTTGTACAACTGGATGCGTAAATATAAGGAACGTAACAATATCTGGCCCAAGCCATTTAGGATTAAAGACAGCATGTCGGCGGAAGAAGCGTTTAGTCTTGAAAAGGAATTAATTGCTCAATATGGACGACGCGACACCTCTACTGGTTGCCTGTTCAACCATACAGACGGTGGAGAAGGATTGAGTGGAAGAATTCCCTGGAACAAAGGGATGTCCGTTCCTATTGAGACTCGTGTAAAAATATCTGAGGCCCTAAGGGGGAAGGTGAATAAGGGTCGTGTATGCTCTGTGGAGCACAGGATCAATATGTCTATTGCACAAAAAAGAAGGTATGAAAGGGAGCGGATGAACATAGCCGCATAGAGTCAAAACCCCGTTGTGTAACACATAACCCTCATTAAAGGAGGAACCGAGATGAATTTAAGAGACAAAACACAGCCAAGGATTTTTGTGGGTACGGGCGACCCGAACGAACTGGCCATCGAGCCGGAAAAGGTCGGTGATATCTATGTTCGCGTCCACGATACAGCGGGAAGCGCAGGTCTCTATTTCTGCAAATCAATCACTTACACCGGATCTAAATGGGGAACTGCCGGTACGGGATAAGGGGGATGATATGGCACTTTTGAAATTCAAAAAGCTACTTGAAGACCTCGAAACCGGCAGCAAACAGGTTTTCACGGGCACTGTAAAGACTGCTTCCGGAGCTACCCTGGCTACCTCTGCCGGAGTCGCTGGGTCAGCAGACTACGCCGGAACATCCTCGAAGGCAACAACATCCGGAGTTTCCGGGTCTGCGGCTTATGCCGGAACTTCATACTTAACGACATCCGCAGGTGTGGCAGGGTCAGCGGCTTATGCCGGAACAGCTTACACCATACCGTCAATTCATGGTGGTGCTGGAACTCACGCTT